TCTGTATCGCAGTCCTCGGGGTCTTTAAGGTCATGCTGTAGCGCCGGAAGTGTACGTATCAGGTGCGGGCATGTATTAAAGCAATACCACATGGGAACCCCGACACCTTGGTTAATATCAGGGTCGGCATCAATACCAGTAAGCCTTTCCCGTATAGCACCCCAACCCGCAAGCCTAGTATTGTCCGCAGGTCTGAAAAACACACCGGCCCTAGCCATAACTTCCGCATGTGAGGGGCCACCGTCCTGCTTAAAAGCACTAGGGTCCAAGACCCTATACGTAATCCTTTCATCCTTTGGCGTCCTTGCTATGATACCTTGGGCAACCCGAGAGGCAGGCCATCTAAGTCCGGTATTGACCATTCCGTGAACAGCACCGTACCACTCGCGATATGTAACAATCGCTCCCTTCGGTATGAGACGAGGAAACTTGTACAGTCCGTCAAATGATAGGGGATTAATTCTTGTATCAGGTATAGATACCGTACCATCACTGATAGCGTGCCAATGAAATGAGAAGGGTGAGGCACTACCCCAGTCACCAGACATGAAGCGCAGCCAGTGGCTCGGTAGGTCGAAGGGTTCAATGCGGTGTTCAGCCGTAGAGAACTCAGGGAAGTACGCGCCGGTGATAACATTCCAATCACCTTCCAGCCACGCTTTGACTAACTCTGGCGATCCGACCTCGCGTAGCCGCCCTATATACCCCGGATCGTTGTTCAGTAGTATCTTGTTGTCCGTTACCTTCGCAGGTATGAACATGCGGGTTGTGCCCTCTTGTGTAGTGAGCAGCTTAAACCCGGCAGGGAAGTGGTCTATAAAGTAGTTCTTGACCGCATGGTGCCCCGGTCCACCCGGATTAGCAGTAGCCCTAATTCTCAGGTGCGTAACCTTCGGGTCTGTACTACGCAGGCAGGCTTTCAGCTTCTTATACGCGTTCAGCGACGGCCAGTTGCCCAGTTCGTCAAAGCCGATCCACGCATATTCATGGCCTTGGTACAAATCGGCGTCCGCTTCGCCGTCGATATGCCGTAGCTTTAAAGTAGCCCCCGTAGGGAACGTGAACGTCCTGTCGCTGATCTTCCAGACAGCCCCCAAGGGCAAATACATTTCCTTGGCTTGCTTTACAAGTTCCTCCAGTTCGGGGTAAGACCGCCGGAACAGGATACCGGCCCACCCCGGCCCCTGCTCAATGTCCTGTAGGTAATCACCGAGTAAGTAGGAGGACTTACCCCCTCCCCTAGCACCCCCGTACAGCAGTTCCAGACAGAACCGGGCGCTGATAGCCAGCGATTGCGGCCCTAGCTGCGGCTCCCATATCGCTGTAGCCGGTTTAGCCATACGCCCTCTTAATCCACGCCTGCGCCTCTTGTACTGCTATCCTGTACTCGACAGAAGCCGCCTTGGCGTGCCATATCTTGTGCCGTATATCCTGTGGCAACTTGTACCAGTGCATAGTACAGCACCATTTACTAGGCACCACCAGCTTCTCGCACCCCGGCCAGTGGCACTTAACCATAGTCGCTCCCCGGCTTGCGCGGATCGGGCAGGATACCGTTGTCCTTTAAAGTCTGCACCCCCTCATTGTGTATCTCCGCCAGCCTGTCACCGTCCTGATCCCTGTACTGGCCCAGTACGCTCTCCCGCGTCCCCGGCCCGATACCAGCCCCCGAATACCCGGCATGTCGTATCGGGTCGTAAGCACTACCAACCGCGTCCTGTATGTCCTTCCGTGTCTGCTCCTGATCCTGCTTCAGTGTATTCCAACCGTTCAGCACCTGCTCGCCAAGACCTTCCAGTAGCGCCACGAAGTCCGGGTAGTACGTACCACCCTCGATATTGTACCCATACTGGGCAGTAGCCACGATAAACCCGTTGTCAATCTCCATGACCGCGATCTGCATACTGCTTTTCATGTTGGCTTCCTTCCTTTAAAGAACATCTTTAAGCTTATCAGGTATTTCTTCATACTCAGCATCCACCACTGGCTCACTGTGGTTCTCTAGCTGTAAAGCACTCTGGCCCTTCTGCTCCAGCCATTCCTCATAGCTATTAGCCCGTGGCATCAGGTTCACGTTAACCGTCACCCCGCCAGTATGGGCATCATCGGTTGAGTACCCCGGCACTCTGGCCTTCAGCATCGTCTGTAGCAGGCCATCCGAGTATACTTTCCTGTAGCCTACGATACGGCCTTTAAAGTATACTGGCTCATTGTGGCCCTCGACCGCTCTGCGGTAGGCTTCCGTCTCTAGGGCTGACCACCCTACTAGCTGCGCCTGCTTTACTCGGTTTGCGGCTTCTGGATCGGCGTGTAGCCACTGGTGCAGTTCATACTGGCTAATGGCTAAGGCTCGGGAGGCGGCTCGCAAGTCGCCGTTAGCCTCGCAGACTGCGCGCTCTATTGCCTCTAGGGCTTCCTCGGTTCGGGGTAGTGCCATCTGGGGGTGTTTTCTCCTACGGAGGGGGGCTTGTCAAGGGGTAAAATTGCTATGTTGGTTTGTATGGTATGTTGCTATGCTTATACGGTATGATTTGTACTAATGATTTTGGTATTTTGTGTGTGAGCGCATATACACCGAAATTGATGGCGCCCTGCCTCCCGACCCGGTGGCGGGGGTGGGGTATGATATATCGTAACATGTATAAAACCCTGTGTTATCAATGACTTAGGTAGCAATGATACAGTATAACATAACATCAAGTAACGGATCGAGGGGTCAAGTAATTAGCTAGTATAGATGCGAGTATTACTTAGCTAGTACTTGACCTATACTTAGGTGCTTTAAAGCAAGTTAGTAGTAAGTAATGACCCCCCGGCGCTAAGTAATACTCACAATAACTCGCACGAATACTGTATGCGTTACTTACTATTGCCTATCACCAGTATCGCCATAGTAACCCCGCCCAGTACTTAGAGGCTTTAAAGCACCTTAGTAGTAATCATACAGTATAGGCTAAACAGTATTACTGTATGAGTACTTGGTATGACTATACGGTATGATGAAGTATTATCACTTTTTTAACGATAATACTTTGGTATACAGTATAAATTACAGTCAGTGCCCTACCGTAGCAGTAATACAGCAGCCGAGTTACTGTGAATTATACTGTATAGCCCAAGTATTATTATTGAAACGGGGTCGCGCCCGCGTTCCCCCCTGATTTAATAATAATACTTTAAGAGGACTAGTATAGCACAAGAAGTCACCCCCTAAATGACTGTGAACTATACTGTATATTTACAGTAACTGAGGGGGGTAAAAAGAATAATAGTTGAAGTGTTCAACGATAATACTTTAGGGGTACTAGTATAACGACCGAGTATTACTTGCCGGGGTAGAATCTATACTAGTGACCAAAGTATTATTATTATTGAATCAGGGGGATAGCGTTGCCTTTTTATCACAGTGACAAATATGTGACAGTCAAGCGATTTAATAATAATACCCGATCATACCGTAGCCGTTCCAATTAGTGTCATTTATACCACAGAAGCAGATGTTCTGTTTTGTACACAAATGTTCTGGGTTGACAGGTTTATACCGGGAACAAAAGGGGAAGATGCCCGTACAGGGCCAAAACGGGTGCGGGTGGTGCGATTGTACCCGGCACCCCTCATAGTGGCTCTACGGGGCTTAAAACCCGCCTAGCGGGCATCCTGTATATTGGCACGGGGATTGCAACACGGGTGCGCGGGGTCTGTTATCCGGCAGTATCGCGGGGGTTGACCGGGGGGAGGGGTTCGGGCATTAAAGGGGCTGGCGATGGCCACCCGGCCACGCTGTATTAACGGAGTAAGACACCATGAACACTGCCACTGCCACCACCCCCGCCGATACTGCCGACTACAGCGAGACGCGGGAGGCATGGCTTAACGCGTTCGTCGATCAGGCTCGCCCGCACTTTGAGGCGGCGGGTTCCCCCATACCCTTGAACGTACGCGTCTCGGTCGGGTTCACCAGTACGGGGCACAAGGGTTCCACGGTTGGCGAGTGCTGGTCGTCGGAAGCTTCCGAGGATGGCCACTTTGAAATATTCCTCGCCCCTACCAATCAGACTGACAGCCGCATTGCGGATATCTTGACCCATGAATTGTGCCACGCGGCGCTAGGCATGGCGGCGGGGCACGGGAAAGCCTTTAAAGCACTGGCCACCACCCTTGGGCTTACGGGCAAAATGACGGCCACGATTGCCGGGGAGGGGTGGTACGCATGGGCAGCGCCAATTCTGGCGATACTCGGACCTATGCCCTACGCGGCGCTCCGCGATGGCATGAAACCACCCCGCAAGAAAAAGAAGACGTACCTACTGAAAGTGGAGTGCGGCCAGTGCGGGTGGCTTGCCCGTGTCACTGCCGCGCACTGTCACCCCGACATGAACTGCCCCGTCCCTACCTGTGACGGCGCACTGGTGGTAGAATACCCAGACGAGGGGGAAGCGGAGTAACCAAGGGACGGAGGGGCTTTAAAGCCCCCCGCACCCCTAGCCCCTTCCGGGGGGTTACGGGTGCGGCAATCACCACCGCACTAACGAAAGGTCACGAAATGAACGCGTACACCACCACCCTTCCCGCCAGTGCCCCCGGCACCGACGCGGGCATTGCATCGGCCATCGCTGCCCTAGCGGCAGCAACCGGCACCCGTACGGGGTACATTGAACCCACTGCCATCTATACCCCCGCCATGCGTGCTGCCGGTGCCGCACTGGTGGAGGCTCTTGGCGCATCCCCCGCCGATGCTGCCGCGCTCCCCGATGGCGAGTATACTGCTTACTATGCAGTGGCGCGGAAAAACCCCGCCAGTGCCCGCAGGATGGCCGCCAAGAGGTTCGGCGCTCCCTCCGGCACCCCTACCCCCGCCACCCCTTCCCCCGTCCCTACAGCCCCCCTCCCGGCGGCAGATATGGAAGCTTTAAAGGCTTCCCTACTCGCCGAATTGTCCCGCCAGACTGCTACGGGGCTTGCCTCAATCGAAGCAGCCCTACTGGCAGCAAACCCCCGCAAGGTTGAGGTAACGGTGCCGGGGCTTCCCCCTGTGACTGTAGACCACGCGCACAAGGTACTCCCCCGCGTACTCCGCAAGGCAATGGAGCGCCGCGCCGTTTACTTGGTAGGTGGCATGGGCGTTGGCAAAACGACCCTTGGAAAGCAGATTGCCAAAATCCTGAAGCTTCCGTTTTACATGGCCGCGTCTGTATTCGAAGAACACAAGCTTTTCGGTTACTTGTTCGGCGGCGAGTATATCACCACTGACTTCCGGCGCTGTTGGGAGTTCGGCGGGGTATTCTTGTTCGATGAACTGGATCGCAGTGATCCCGGTGTAGTGGTGGCTTTCAATGCCTTCACAAATGGCTTCCTAGCCTTTCCTGATCGTCTGGTAGAGCGCCACCCGGACTGTATCGTGATTGCTGCCGGTAATACTGCGATGCGGGGTGCTACGCGGGAATTCAACGCGGCGCAAAAGATGGATGCATCGGTACTGGATCGTTACTACATGATTGAAATGGAACTAGACTTAGACCTTGAAGCTTCCCTGTGTGGCAACAAGGCATGGCTTCGGTACTGCCGCGCACTGCGGGCGGAGACTTTAAAGCAGTCTATTGATGACCTAGCAGTGACCCCCCGCGCCGTGGTGGAGGGTGCCGAAGCCATCGCCAAGGGTGATACATGGGCGGAGGCGGCAGATGGCTTGATATGGAAGGGGCTGGCCACTGCCACGCGGGAGCGCCTAGAGCGAGCCGTTCCCATTGCCACCTATGCCACGGACGGGGGTATCCTGTGATGCGTTACAATCAGCACCACCAGAGCCTTAGCGCCGTGATTGACTGGATCAATTCCACCCCCCGCAAGTGGCGGGCGGAGGGGAGCCGTACGGATCGCGCCACCCGTTCATGGGACTTGGAACTGGGATACCAAGGGGCTTTAAAGCTTGCCTATGACGGATGGGCGGAGGGGGCTTCTCGCATGGCGCAAGCCCTAGCCACCCTCCCGGCAATGGCCAGCACCACCCGGACTAGCTACGGGGTAGCAGGGGGGAGCGTATCGGTCGGGCGGTACTTTTCCGGCAACCCCCTTTGTATGCGTAACCGGAAGCGGGAGCGCGGCCATCGCCCGGCAATTACTATGGCCGTCAATATCGTGGCCAATGCCGGAGTATCGGCGGAGGCTATGAGTAACTACGGACTGGCCATTGCTAGGTACGCGGACGAACTAGAGCAGGCGGGGTATCCTGTGGAGGTTATCGCAGTCATGGCCGCGCAACAGGGGAGCAATCGGTCGTGTCATTCGTGGACAGTGAAAGCACAGGGGCAAGCGATGAACCTAGCCGACATTGCTTTTAGTATCGGCCACCCCGGTTGCTTTCGTCGCATTGGCTTTGCCGCCTTTGAGCGCACCGGGCCTGAATATCCGGGTTACGGCCAAGCTTCGCCAATTACTGCCGAGGACTTGCCACCCCGGTACTCGGACGCAATCCTGCTTAATGGTATCACTACAGCCGACAGGCATAGCGGCACCCCCGACAAGGCAATCGAAGCCCTACGGGAAACCGTCAACGCAATTCTAGAGACGCGGGAGGCGGAGTACCACTAGGGGGCACCCTCCCCCTACCACCCCTCCCCTGCCCGCTACAGACGCAAGCTTTAAAGCCCCCCGGCCATCAACCGGGGGGTTTCTTGTTTTGTTCTACCCTGTATAGCCAAAGGGGCATATAGGTTGCAAAACGAAACCCTCTATAAGCCCCGCTGAGAGCCAAAACGACCCCCCGGTAGGGTAGGGGTGCCTAGACCCCCCGACGCGCTCTAGCGGGCATCCTAGCGCCCGCACGGGGCATCGCCGAGGGGAGGGGGAGCGCACCCCCTCCGAGGGGGGCGGGGCTGGCGGGGGCTGGCCATCCGGCACCCCTACCGAGGGGGAGGGGCAGCACTGGACGGCCCCGATCACCATTAGGGGTTATACCGTAGGGGTAAACCACTAGGGTCTATTACTTAGGTATAACACCCTATGGGCGGACTTTGGAATAGTACGATTCGGACTTCCTTTAAAGCCAGTATAGGGGGGTCATTTTTATTGTTGACGCCTGTTTGCAGACATGCTAGGCCGGGGGCGCTCAATGGTGAGCGTATAGGAAAGGTCACATGACAGGACTAACGAACAAGCTTCACGCGCTAATCGGCGCATACAGGGCAAGCGAAGCCCCTACGGACGCGGTGGCGCTCGCTGACTATCTGGTAGAGCAGACTGGCCGCCCGCATCTGGTGGAGGATTGCAGCGATGGCATGATCTACGCATGGGAAACCGCCGAGGCGGCGGCTGAGTATGCTGGCGTTTGTATACTGGCGCAGCACCCGGCAGAGGGTCAACGACCCCCCGGCGTGAACCACAAGACGCGCCAGCTTATGTTCGTGGACCAGCAGACGCGCTGGCAGGGGGCGCTTTAAAGGGCTTCAATTATTTTGGGGTATGGTCAAATTAGGTATTGACGCCCCCAAAGTCTCTCGGTATAAATGCTCTTAATGGAGCGAGTTTGAAAAACCCGGAAGGTCACAGAATGTCACAGTCTATCGTTACAAAGTGGTTGGGCTATACCAACACAAAGGGGCTACGTATCAAGGCGCTCGCTAACAAGCGAATGGGCGACTTGCCGGAAATGAGCCTCACAGTGCCTTATGAGTATGACGGAGGGCCGGAGGGTCATGCCGATGCTGCCAAGGCGCTTGCTACTCGCCAGAAATGGTACGGCGTCTGGATCGCTGGCGGCTCGCCCGATCATAACGGGTTCGTATTCGTGAAGCTGGACGGCAGTTTCTCCCGCGACTGGTGCGACAAGTATCTGTGCGGCATCGAAGGCCGCGACTGGTTCATAGCAGGGGAGGGTCTTTAAATCATGCCGTACAATATCGAACAGATCGAGCGGCTACTTGACGAGTGCCGTCTGGAAGTCCTAATGCGTAACGGTCGCTACTGGACGATCCGCCGCAATGGGGTGACGAAGCGTTGGGCGCGTGACAACACCCGGTTCCGCATACCCTTTAAAGCGGGCCTCAAGACGTACGGCGCGATTGAGAGCCTCGACCTCGCCAATGAGGGCATCCGGGTCAAGCCTAACACGCCGGGAGTGGAATAACATGGCTGACAGTGAACTGGCCGCCCTGCTACGGCAGTCGGGCTATAGCGGGCATGACGCGCACATAATCGCGGACCTGTCGGAACATGCCTCTATGGAGGCAGTACAGGCGCTCACGCGTGTAGTGGACAGCGCCCCCGAAGCCCTACGGCTTGTAGTCATTATGACTGCGACCAAGCTACTGAAGACGAGCCTTGACAAGTTCCTTCCGAGCGCGGAACATTTGATTGCCCTGAAGGCAGCATCAGACATAGCAGGGAAGCTTTAAAGTGTTTGGCATCGCTGTCATAGTCCTGCTGGCTATCATAGCCTTTGCGGTCGCGCCGGATATCATGGCGGCGCTGACTGGCTTAGGCTGTATAATGGCGCTTGTAGTGGCTGGCCTAGCGGTCGTGCTATTCGTGCTAATCATGGCGGGAGTGATCCAGTAATGGCCGGTTCCTGTGGCTCCTGTGCGCTGTGCTGTAAGGTCATGGCTATCCCTGAACTACAGAAGGCAGATGGGGAGTGGTGCAAGCATATCTGCGCCAATCACAAGGGCTGTGGCATATACAAAGATCGCCCGCCCGTGTGCCGGAACTTTCTCTGTATATGGAGGCAAAACCCCATAATGGGCAAGCATATGCGCCCCGACAAGTGCGGCGTTGTGTTTGGTATGGGGACAAGCCCTGTTATTGTGGCTGCGTACGTGGACCCCCTGCGCCCTGACGCATGGAAGAAGCGGGCGGTTTGGACGTTTATTGAACAGGTGGTTATGAACGGGGATTTTAATGTAGTAATCTCCGTAGTAGACCCCGCCAAGCCAGAAGATGCTTTAAAGCGTATCATCTTCTACAAGGAAAATAATCTACTAATGAGGGTTGACAAGAGTTTCACCCCGCCCGATAAGGATGGGGTGAACTGGGTCATACATAGCCCAGACGATAACCCGCACGTTTATGGAGGTCACAAGTGCTGATAGTCTTTACCCCGGCAGTGCATAGGTACTACCAAACGCCTATGGACGCGGTAGGGTTTATCCCTACGTTTCTGAGCGACGACGATCCGCGCCCAATGCGTGAACAGATCGACGAGAATTATGCCAGCGGTGGCGGCTGGCATGAACTGAAGGGCGGTACGCTGGATACCGATAGCCTTGTGTATCGCTATCCCGGCGACCCGCCCATGCCCCCTCTCGCCGTCATCGTCATGCGAGACGAGCAGTTAGTCGTGTACGATTGTTCAGTGTGCGCCATCGTGCAGAAGGACAATTCCTACACCGTATCCCGCCTAGACTGAAAGGCTTTAAAGTATGTTTATCA